ATCAGGACTAATAACACCAAAATGCGCTCTAATAATTTCAGTATAGCGAGTACCACCTCGAGCATCCCTTTCCAAAAGTTTCTGAATCTGAAACGACTGACGCAACTGGTTGATAGTTGCAGCAGTAGCCTGACTTAAATCAGCAAAAATCTGAGGCAAATTACCAGTGCCGACTGCACCGGAAGTTTGAGTCTTAAAAGAATACGCACCACTTGAAGCAGTGGTAGTAGCAAAACCAGTCATGGCTGTGCCAGTCGTCTGACGAACGTTAGCCCCAACCGCTGACGAAGTCGTACCGTCATTAATACCAATACCAATAACAGGCGCGGTTGTACCTAAAGGAAAAGTAACTGCTGCGCCTTTCTGAGGCCACGGCAGCGCAGAAGTAAAATAATCGTGTCGCTTACCGCGACGGCGCAACACATAATTAGCCGCCGTATCCGGCCCGTTACCTAAATCAACAGTAGCCGAATTTTGTAAATTCTCATCGCGGAACCATTCGTTATAAATCAAGTTATATGCACGCATCGGCAAATTGTTATGCGTTACAGTATTCGGAGCAACAATCTGACCGGCTGTCGGAATACCCATGTAGTCCTGCAACGAATTCACCGCATAACCACCCGACGGACTCGTACACGTCGGGATAGTAAAATCAATCGAAGAATCCGGGTTCGGGGTACGCTCACCCATAAACCTCTGCCAATTGTCCCAAACCAAACGGTTTGGAATAAAGAAAAAGAAACTATCTATATGCATGTTATCCATCACTGGAAACAGCGGAGTAGCCAAACGAGTAAATGAAGTCATATTTAGCCGGACTGTATCGCCGGGCAAAACCTCATCAACATAAACTGGTACTAAAAACCCAGCGTCAAAAGTCGTTTTATACGCTTTTTGACTATCAAAAGTAGAACGCGGGATATCTGCCCGTGGAATCATCGCAAACTGATGAACGTTTACGCTCTTGTTTCTATGCATCATAACAACTACTCCTCAATGTAATTCCGCCCCAATTTAAACAAACAAATTGAGGCGGTTTCCCTTATTCTCGAACCTTAATCATCCGGCCGAGCGCTAACTGCTTCGGCACGTCTAACAATGTAAACCTACCAGTTACATCATCAAACTCGCCAAGCTCAAACAAATCAAAATCCTCCGGGTGTTGGTAAATCTGATTGTCCTCTGCAGCTCGATTCACTTCATCAGTAAAGCTGCGAATAGCAACACCAACGGAAGGAAGAAAAAACGGCCTGCCATAAGCATCGGCAGCCGAATCACGTATAGAACAAATTACCATCTTCATGTTTGTATCCCTTTCACAAACAACGTTTCAATTGCGACAGACGAGCCTTAGCGACAATCTCCCTGTCTCTTAACCTCGCATCCGAATTGTCTTCACAATTACGCAAACGAGACTTCTCCCGCTCAAATTCTACAACTTCAAATTCCTCTGGATGCTCCAGCTTGAATTTCTTATCATAAAACCTAGGCGGTCGAACCTTACGTCCATTTACCACAACAAAATCATGGGGGTAAACGTCCGTCTTAAACTTCTCATACCACTGAAACCCAATTCCTGGTTTCAAACTCATCTTCGTGAACTCAGGCTTACGCTTCACTATCTCTCCGTCATCAGTCACAAACTCATAATGACTATCTGCTAACTGCCCATTAACCTTCTTCATAATATAACGTGCGACATAAGCAGCAGACTGAAAATTGACATCACCAATACTAGCATACCCAAACGGCCACAACGCTGAAAGCTTCTCAGAAGTGTAAATTGTACTTCCGCTTGGGGTACGCTTAAAGACCTTTTTATCATCAAAACTGAAATTAAATATGCAAGCATGAAAGTGAGGGCGGCCAAACTGCTCGCCATACTCACCAGCCATATAAAAACGAATTGCTCGTTTCCCATCTCGCTCTTCTATCCCTTTATAGTGCTTGCGAAACCGCTTCATAAACCTCTGAAAATCATCATAATCCAATGACCTATCCTGTGGCAAATGCTCATCGTTATACGTCAACGTAATAAACATATTGTTGCGATACAACGAAGCTTCATGCATACATCGAGTCGCCCACTGGCGAGAACGCTCGAGCCTGCAGCCGACACACTGCCCGCACGGCAGCTGAAGGGATCGGACTACATCAACCCGAGCGCTCTCATAAAAAACCACATCCCCACAGGCCGTTTTATAAGCCTGTAGGGGGTGGAAACATGGCATTTACAGACGCCAACCACCCCGCATGGGGTTGGCCCTTACATTAGCCATCTTAGTCTTCTTAACCATCTTTTTAAAACCGCGTGCGGAACGGTACTTATTTACTCGCTGACGTCTCATAAAAAACCCCTTTTCTTAAAAAATGGTGTCACCTAGCACAGTTACATCAAGTAGAGCCCTGTGCAGCCTCGGCCGGATGGGCCTCGGTAGGTGACTGACTAACCCCTTCCGGGGACCCTTCAATCAGGCCTAAGGCCTTCATTTCGCCTCGATTAGCCTCATCGAGGCAAAAATCCACAAACGCCGCCGGATCGTTTGCAAAGCGTTCCCGGAGCCTAGCCGGCAACGCATCAAACGACTCCTGAGCGTCTAAAACCGCGTTCAACGCGGACTGATAATCTGTAACACCGCTAAAATCCCCAAACTGGGGCTGAAGCGGACTGACCGGCAGCTGGCCGGTCACACTAAACCTATCAAGAATGGTGTTGATATCACACTCATCCTTAAACTGCTGTTGAGCCATACTCGGGTCATCGCAAACGAGACCAGTCTCAACAGACACCTTGTCGCTGTCATAATTACCCAGCGACCGCAAAAATATTTTGCTCATCTCAACCCCTTAATAATCTGAATAAGCAACTCAGCAGACTTACTAAACTGCCCAACAGAACGACCTATATCGTTAAAAGCGGCTTCAACCGCTACCTGATTCTTTAACAAACTAGTCTCTTGCTGCAACTTACCAATAAGCGCCCTAAAATGATCCCTTATCACTTCCTGGCTTACGCCTTGCTGCTGCATAAGCCGAGCTTGACTGTTCAACATATGAGTCATAGCCCAAATACGATGTTGCTCGTCATCTAAATTACGCGTAACCGCCTTAATATTAGAAACCTCAGCATTGATCTTATCAATCTGCGGTTCCGACAAACGCTCCGAAGTCTCGGCCTGTTTCATAGCAGCTGCCGAACTTTGCACAGCACTAAAAGATTGACTCGCCATAGCTGCTGGATTAACAAATGACGGCATGGCCCCAGGTGGGGTAGACGCCCCACCAAGCTTGGTAACCAACATAGGATTAACACCAGCAGCTTCCAAATCCTTAATCTGACGTTGATAAGCCGTATTACTCAACTCCTCTTGAAACTGCATCTGCTCGCGCGCCGCGCGAGCAGATGCCTGATTCTGCGCAATACCACCCAATAGGCTGGCCCCAGCACCGATACCGGCAGCAATAATAGCCGGATGCATCAGAAATGATCGATCAAGCCGGGTACAGAGTACATCGGCATGGGTCGAGCCTGTTTAATATCAAAAAACGCATCAAACAAAAACTGCTTACCATTTGCTTGAGCACCAATTGCAACCACACGATCAACAGGCGGAGTTTCTGAAATAAACGTGCTGTTCAAAGTCGGCAGCGAAGTAAACCGCTGAGCCAAATGCCAAGCATCCAAAGTGCCTGCGGCAGTAGACCGAAACAACCCAGTAATCTGACTGGGCTTGTAACGATACTCAGCCCAACGCTCTTGATAACCAAACACATCGTTATCCTGAGATGTACCCACACAATAAATTTCTTTATTAAAAACCGCCTGTTCGCCAAGTGTGGCAAACGCCGGAAAATAAAAATCGTATCGAGTTGAACGACTCCACATACGATTCAAACCCTGCTGATATGTCAAATCAGCACGAACACACACTAAACCTAGAATATACCCATGCTCTGTAGCTGCATACGTAAATCCGTGATTGACTGCCAAACCAACTCCATAGGCCGCAAGATTACCTTGGGGAGTAGTGCCGCCAGTAACGTTAGTAGCACTTGTTTGGGCAATAGGATTAATGGTGATAGGAGTAGAACCACCACCAAGATACTCAGGACGCTGCAACCGAGCATCAGGACTAATAACACCAAAATGCGCTCTAATAATTTCAGTATAGCGAGTACCACCTCGAGCATCCCTTTCCAAAAGTTTCTGAATCTGAAACGACTGACGCAACTGGTTGAT